CTTGACGGCCATAGAGCAGCGGCCTTTTTCGTGCCGGGGGGCTTTTCCCACAACATCCACAAATACGTGCCAACAAACTCTTGTTCCCAAGGTATCATAAGCGCCCCTCCTTCTCTGCCCAATCATGAAAATCAATCATTTTCTCGAATGGTATGATGCGCGCAACGGTCGAGCGAATATCTTGGCTCCCCTGTTGTCCTATACAGCCCAGGCTAAACCCCACACCGTCCGACCGGCTCCATTTGAGCCAAAGCGCTGCCATCACGAATTCCGGCTCCCACACAGTCATAATTGCACCATCTTAACCATGACTAGCCAAAAGTCCCGATCCGACAAAGTCGCCCAATGGCGGTTCAGGCTGTCCGTCCAATCGCCAGACTGGCGTCGCGACGGCAGTACGGCGTCCGCATTCCGCTCCCACATGAACGTCATGTAGGCCGCCAAAAACTCGCTGTCGAAGGGGATCATGGCTTGTTCCTATAATAATTATTATAAAGCTTAGCTAGCCCGGACGGCGATACATGCCTATCGACCATAGTGCGCGTCATCTTGACACTAGTAAAAGCTTCGCCTTTGGGCTTAACCCAATGGGTCCACAAAAGTGCTGCAAAGAACTCCGGCTCCCAAACAATCATCGCCGACCCCGCTTGATAATCGCGTCCAAGCCCACGCTGCGCATCTTAAATTGGTCCCGAAACGCGTCCACGTTGGCCTGGTACAAAACCCAAGTCCATACACTCGGCCGTTTCGGCGCGACCAACTCCGCCTGTCCGTCCGTCAGAACCAACACAGCGTCGGGATAGCGCGCCTTGCGCAAGCAGTATTCCTCGACGGGCGTGAAGTTTGTCCCGCCCCCCCGCATTGGCATCACCGTGTTGGTGCGAAAATCCGCCCAAGTCTTCGTCTCGGTGTTGAAAAGAATAACTTCTAGGTCATAGGTCGCGCCCGAGTTGCGCACCAAGTTGCACAAGCGATCAACGCCCGACTCATCCATACTTCCCGATACGTCGATGGCGATAAGCGCCGACTTGCGCGGCTGAGGGGTCCGGCGCGGAAGGACTGCCTCCCGCCCGGCAAACATATCGACTCCCGCATAGCGCTTGGGGATGTTGCGCCAGGTTTCCTTCACTTTCGAGGAATCCAGGGTTTCCGCCATGAAGCGCTCCCATCGTGCTTGCTCATCCGAGACTAGAACCTGCGCCGGCTTGTCGCTTTTGGCGGTTCCCCATTCCTTCGTGACTTCGATTTTGTTGCCACTGTCTGTGCCCGGCGCATCCGCTCGCGCCAATTGCGCCTCAGCGTCGCCTGTGGCGTCCCCAGCGCTTCCCGCGGGAGGAGGTGGGTACTTGGCCGCAATTTCCCGCATCAGCGTTTCTACGGCATCCTGGCGCGTATCGCGGCCAAGCATGGAGGGTCCGTCAACGCCTTTCGGGACCCGCGCATAGCCCAAGCTGTAGAGCAAGTCGTTGATTTGGCAATCCCGCGCGTAGTTGTGCAAGAGCGCCCCGTCCCACCCGTTATACCAGTCTTTCGGATTTTCCTTGAAGTCCTGTCCCGCCATCAAATCTCCCGCCAGGAGATGCTGCGTCTCATGCACCATGATGGTCTTGACTTGGGCAGGCGAAAGGCCCTTCAAGTGCAGCGGGTTAAACCCCAGGATGATGCCAGGCCTGCCCTTGCGCGCCATGACGGCCATAGGCGCGTCGAGCGTGATTGGCGCAACGGCGGTCACCTCCTGTAGGATAAGATCGGCATTAACGCGCATATCGACGCTAGTGGCGTGGTAAGCAATTTCTTTGATGAGGGAAAGGATGTCACTTGTTTTCATGTTTGCTCCAACAGGGATAAGGTGTCGTACAGGTCCATAAACTCATTCTCTTGTTTCGGGCTAAGAAAGCGGCGAGCTGTGTGGCCGCAAAAACCAACCCAATAGAAATTGAGATCATCTTGGAGATACGCCAGGGCGACCCAAAACTCGACTTCATAGACAACTGGCGTCATGGCTTTCACCTTCTCTCAAGCTTCCGGTACGCCGACTGGTACGTGAAATGGTCCGAGTCGAGTTCCCCAAAATACTGCCTCCCACGCCTCTGCCACCAACCATAAAGCGGTTCGATCCGCTCGGGTCGCTTAGCTAGCATCCACAAAACCGCGCTGAATTCTCCGTCGATTGGCGTCATCGGGGGAACGCCAAACCCATGGCAGTCCTGTAAACACCTAAGCAGTTGTCGTATGTTGCACTGCCAGTTAGGCGCGCCAGTAGCCCAGTTGGCACGAACCTTGCCATCTCGTTCCATTGGGCGCGAGGAACCGCCATTGCCAAGGCAAACAAAAACTCTGCGTCGTAAACAATCATCGGGCCTTCCTCCTGAACGGCTTGTCCAAGCCATCCATACGCAAAATGTTGCCGTCAATCTCCGACCAGTTGTAGCGAAGTTTGGCCGCCGCTGCCATCAGATCAGGACGGGCCTGGAAGATAGGCGCCACGGCACTCCACTGAGCCGGCGATGCGTAGTAGTCGAAAATTGCGATGATTTCTGGCTCGATTGGTACTATCATGTGTTACATACCCCCCCGAAGCGTCAATGGTTGCGTCATGCCGTGATACGTCACAAAAATGCGAGTGTACGCTTGCCTCGTTCGTGTCGGGAGTGCGATCCGGATGCTTCTGCGACCTCCTTCGCGGAATACTTCCCATTCCGCTGAAGATGCGCAAAGATAGATCACCAGCAAAAACTCTTTCTCCCAGACAACCATGACTTCCTCCTAGAAAAAAGAAAGGCGGGCTCACAACCCGCCTAGTCTATTAGTAGAGCGACTGGCGCATTGCACGCCACATCCGCTCTACCCCGTTGTGCGTCGGCCATCCGGGGAGCCCCTCAGCCTGACGCGAGTAGTGATAGCCGCGACGTCGCCCGTTGATTATGTCGTCAAGCTCCCAGTACGCAATCCAGAACTCCGGTTCCCACACGACCGGCATCACGTGATGGGCCCGTGCTTGGCCTCATACTCCGCGCGGAGCTTGCGCAATTCGGCCATCTTGTCCCACACCATCTCTGGAGTGATATTGGCGGCTTTCATTGCCTCTGCCAAGTCCTCGGTAGCTTGCGCCAAACTCGGGTCATTCAGCGCCTTCTGGAACTTCTCCTCCATCCAGATTGGCGGCGGTCCCGCCGACTCCGCCTTCTCGATTCCCGCGGCGCTCACCTTGAGATTACCCAGCATCTCGCGCAAGCGAGCCACCGGCACCTGGGGGTCGTTGAACGCCCGTTCGAGCGGCATGCCGGCAGCGAACGCCATTGCAGCGTACACCAAGCGGCGCGGCGGGACGTACACGTTCTTGACGTGCTCCGTGTACCAAGACTCGAACGCCGCCTCGGCGGGGCCTTCACCCAACACCTTGCGCATTGGGACCTGGGGATACTCTGGCACCACGTCAATGAACGCATGGAAGCGGTCAATCAACGCGTCGTCCAATTGCTGGACGTCATACTGGCCTTGGCCAGGCGGGTTGATACCCGTATGGATGGCCTTGAGCTTGGGAAGCGGTTTGCCGTTGATTGTCTTGAATTGGACAATCTCGAAAATCATGTTGAGCGTGCGCGGTGATGCGCGATTCAGCTCATCCATGAAGATGACTTCCGCTTCGAACAACTCGGGCACGCTGAAGAATTCCAGGACGCCCTTTTCTTTGTTCGGGATTGGAATCCCGCCAAAGTCGATCTCCGGGTCCATCAGCGGGGCGCTCTTGTACCACAACTTGAGCCCCGCTTGCTTGCAAGCGTCTTGGATGGCGCTAGTCTTGCCCACCCCATGCTTGCCGACAAGCATGACGTTGTGGCCAAGCTTGGTATAGGTGATAAGGTCCTGAACCAGCAAATCGTAAGCTTTGTACTTCGTACCCGCCGATTGCACTGTCTTCTCTGTTTTCTTTGCCTTAGCCATTGTTGGCCTCCTTTTTTAGGGCGCGTTGCCGCGCCATTTCTTTCCAAACCGTAGCAAAACTAAGCCCAGCAGCCTCTAGCAGCCGTTCTAATTCAGCCGTCTTCGCCGCCATAGCCGGATCTTGCTGCGCGGCTAGAAACTGCGGTTCGTTCCAGGTTGGCGTTTCTTTTTGAGCCTCTTGTGCGAGCCAATCCTCTGCACTCATGGCTTCGATCTCGTTAGCTGTCAATTCAGCACCTCACCTTTCTTCGATGCACCCAAGGAAAGCTTAACGACATCGTTGCCGGCGGGGTCATTATGTTCACGCACACGGCCCTTAATCTCATCGACGCACTCATCGCTCAACTCGGTGACTTTGGCGGCTCCAGCGCGGAATTTTGCCTCAATTTCCGGGTCTGCGAGCTTCTCGCGAAGTGTCGCGATTGTCGCGGTCACGCCTTCGCAAGCATCTTCCCCTTCCATCCAATGCGCCAGGAGGTCTGCTGCCAATTCCTCGATGGCGTGCTCCGGCATCATGACCATAACACGAATCGCCATGGCCTGGACTTCAGGGTTGTCAAGGATTGCCAAGATGACGCCTGGGGTCCCGCGCACTGCGTCACCTTCAGGCAAGTTGTTGTGGACTAAGAAATGGGCTACAAGCCCAAGCTGTGCAGTTTGCATCTACGACTCCGTTGTTAGGGTTTGTTCCCTTCACAGAGTCATACTGCGTTAAGGCGATGGCGGGTTGTATTTTTTAGTGATAGGCGGATTAGCGCTAGGAAAGGCGCGGTTTATCTCACGTAGCGTCTGGTCTAACCGCACTAGGCTCACCGTCAGGCGAGCCGGGCTCCCCGGCGGGAGCATTGCTTTCAGCGTTTTCAGGAATTCCAGGTGCCATATCACTTGTTGCTTGCTCATATTCGATTGTCGCGATTTCCATGGAAGCCAGGTTTTTGGCCGCCGCCAGGAATTCCTGCTTGTTTTTGGGCGGATTTTTCATTAACTCCGAGCTTACCACCTTGACCACGCGGTCAGGCAGGTTGGGCGCGAAAGCTTCATAGCAGCCAAGCAAGAGCAAGGCGCGAATCTCAAATTGACTGAGGCGGTCAACCTCCGCTTCTAGGCGGTCCTGAACGGCGGTACGGGTGACAGTGCGCTGAAACTTGCTCATGGGAAACTCCTTGGTAGCCTTAGTAGGCGGTAGAGTAGAGACTATACGCACAAACCGTGCTACTAGCAAGTCCCGTTGAAAGCACAGATTGCGCTGTGATGGCAGACAGATTGGCCGGCGATGTAGCGAGCGTCCCGACTGGCGTCAAGGCGGGAGGGTACTGAGGCACCAGCATGAACATGCCGGGCGCGAGGACGAATTGGACGGCAGCGGAAGCGGCGACGTTCGGGACGGTGACAAACAAGTAGTTTAATGAATCTGTGTTCACAATCGCCATCGTTGTTGCGCCAGTTGTGGCGTTAGAAGGGACGGCCAAGGTCCCGGCAGAGGCAAAGGGCGCAGCGCCTGCCGTCATGAGCACAAGCGTGCTAAGCAAGTCCATGGCGGGTTGTTGATTGGGGGCGGGAAAAGTCTCGACAGGCTGCAATTGATTGGTCGGGACCCAAGCGGCGGATACAGAAAGCTGATTAGTGGCCATGTGCTATAATCCTCGGAGAACGCGTATTCCCCACAATACCACAAAGGTGGTCCCCATGCCTAACCCCTTGATTCCATTCTTTTTTTACGGAGAATTGAAAGACAAGCGTAAGCCCAACACAGTCTCGACGCCCGGACTCTTGCGCATGCGGGGCGATGATGCGGCGGCGCGGTTCGGAAACTATGGTGGTCATCGGGTTTGGGGACAAGTCAAGTATGTGCGCATGGAAGCTGTTAAAAACCTGGATAGGTTTGAAGCCCCGGAATACAAGCGCGTTGTGGTGCGGCTTTCAAACGGGACTAGGGCCTTCGCTTATGCGGACATAAAACCAGCTTGGGAACACGAGGACGTCGTGGAGGACGGCATCTATCGCGGTAAGCGTACGCTAAGAATTGACGCGGTCAAGACCAAGCGCGACCCATAAGTCATACGCTTCGTCGATGCATTTGTCGACCTGCCGATTGTAGTTCCCATTCCCCAAACCCGTTTCGACGCCTAGCGCCCAAACTGCCAGAATCGTTTCGACGTCGATTGGAATCATTTAAGCACAAACCGAAAGCCGCGCCCGGTTTCACTATAATCGATACCGTCCACAACCTGCTTAGTCGTGACTTCCTGCATCTTGGTGAAGCGCTGGACGGTTATACCAGTTTCAGTCTCTACAAGATGCGCAATGCCATCTTGTGCCACAATGTATGCAACTTGGCTGCATTCCTTGGCAATGGCACGCGCAAACTCCGCCGCATAGTCCCCGCGCAAGAGCAAGCTGCGCTCTGGAATCCCGGCCCATCGGCCTTCGATAACCTCGACGGGAATGCCCTTCATAGCGGCCATAAGCACAGTGTCGAGAAAGCCATTCTCCGACACATCGGTGCCTTCGATATAGGTGCTAACGATTGCCCATTTACCTTCGAAAAGACGCTCTTGGTTAATCATGACTTGCTCCGTTGTTGTTGATGTTCGATTGTCGCCAGGGTTCAAGCCTTACCTGGCATGGCTGAGGATTCTGGCGTTGACTGCGTTCGCCGCACTTACGGCATAACACCATCATCGTCGTCTATTCATACTCGGCTTGGTCACGCTTGGGTTGCTTTTTTTTCGCCTTCCCGTCCCGCCTGTCCCGCCTTCTTTCCTCCCGCGCATCAGTCTCCTCGGCCGCGCTTGTTCTAATGTGCCGGGGCTTGATGTAGGTGGATGTAGGTTTCATTGTGCACCAACCTTTGCTCCAAAAGTGACGCCAATCCATCCGGATTCACCGCGGCGTGCCACATAGCCAACCAGTGCACCAACGGCGAACCAATTGTAGATGGTCCAGTTGTAGGTAAAGTTGTGGTATGCGCCCATCATGACCGAATCTCCGTCACAATGTCTTCCTCTGTCACAATGTGGTACGGTTGCGCGCTCGCCGTCCCGGCCTTAAATGACAGCCATTCCGTGAGTTGGATGTATGCGCCCGTGTAGTACACAAACCCACCTACACATACATTGAGGCCGATTGCTGAAACGACTAAACCTAACATGTTCGCTCCCGCGCCGTCAGGCGCACAGTGTCCTGTCTCCAATTAATCATACACGCGCTCTGGCGCGTTGGTTAGAAATCGTCTATGTCATCGTTGCCGTATCGTGCAATGAAGGCCGCGTCCCGCTGCGCTTGCTCTGCAGCTTCTTGCGCCAGAACGTTTTGCCAGTAAATGACACAGCCGACCAGAAAGATTGCGACGCTGATGCTCATACTTAAATCATACCCGCCAGTTGAAACCTTGGCTACAAAATCGTCACTTGAAATGGAATGCCGTGACCTGCTACAGAAAGAACGCCTGACAACGTGATAGGAAGGTGGCGCTGCAATGAAGAAATCCGAACTCGAACGTCAGCGCCAAGCCTACGCACTCCCCTCTCACAACAACTCCACAACCACCGACGCCCTCCGCGCACGTGTGTCCTCCGAACTCAACGTCGTGAAGGACGCTTACGACACTGGCTCGCAAGCCCTGACGGAGCTGAATAAGCTAATTAGTCTGAAATCTGGGGAACTCGACAGCAAAGAGCTAGCCAACCTAGCCAAGGCCTATGCTGACATCTCGCGCACACTCATCGCGCTACGCGACGAAGGGCGCACAACCATCCGAGAGGCGCAGGCTGTTGACCCCCCTGGACCGGAGCGTGAGGTGATGGAGGCTGAACTTACAACCCCTGCAAAAATTTCTTCCCCTCGCGCGACCCCCCTCGCAATTGGTCAATACTTACAAGGACTTAACCCGGCCCCGGCCGAGAAAGATGACGAAAATGAATAAGCGCATGATGGAACTTCAGGACTTGGCACGTACTTTGCAAGCGGAATATGGCTTTTTGGCCCTTCGCCAAGAGATGGACGACGAGCGCCGCAAGGAGATCAAGAAGGAACTTGCGAAGGGCGAGGCTGAGTTTAACGCACTGCGTCAACAGCCGCAGGAGGTTCCAGCCGAGGAGCCCAAAACGGCCGCCGCTGACGCGGCGGTGCCTCAGTAATGAAATCTCCCGAGTTCACGATCCGCAAGCCGGTGGCCTCCGACGTAGAGTTCATCATCAAGACGTGGGCTCGGGAGATGCGTCGCGCCTATACGCGCAAGTTCCCGGATCGTCTCTTTTACAATGAATTCCAGAAAATCATATTATCCCTGACTTCAAAGGCCCAGGCCCGTGTTATATGTCTTTCTGATGATGCTAATTATATTGTCGGTTTTGTCGTCGGAGAGCACTTTGCTGCTGCGAAAACCCTTGTGGTTCATTTTGCCTATATACGTCCTCCGATGCGTCGTCTGGGCCTGGGCGCTGAGGCATGCGCTTCTCTGGGCTACCAGCCAGGGGATGAGATAGTCGCCACCTTCTGGCACCCCTACCTGGACCGATTTGAGCGCAAAGACCTGATTCATAACCCCTTTGTCCTGATGGGAATCAAACAATGAAATTCCGCACAACCCACGACCACACCTTATTCCCCAACGTCACTCGCGAGTTCAACGACGCGCAGCCCTGGTTTGCCGGCTGGACTTGGAGTGTAGGGAAAGGTGGGATAAATCTCATCGATCCCGCCCGGAACCATTTCTTCTTTCCCTGGACGTCTGTTCAGTACATGGTGACTAATGACCAAGAAACTAGTGATGGGGCCGAGTGGCCCCAAGCCCCAGGTGTCGGAGTTCGACCGGCTGTTGGAAACGCAAATCCTCAAGCAAGCGGGTCAGTCCCAAACCTCCCGCTCAGCGTTCCAGCAGGCGAAGCAGCGGCTCCTAGCCCGCCGAGCGACTCTGTTCCCGATGCAGCTGGCGTTCATCATGAGCCCGGCCAAGAAGAAAGCGGCAGTGTGCACCCGCCGCGCGGGAAAGACGTTCGCGTGCCGCCATCTGGCCGCCGAGGCCGTAGTAAATAGCGAGTGGTCCGACCGCCAGAAGGCACAACCTGTGGTGCAGTACATCACCACGACCCGCGCCAAGGCCCTCGACCTGTTCTGGACCCCCTTCAAAGAGCTTTGCCGCGAGATTGGACTGGAGGCGCACTGGGACGACCACTCCCTCCGCGCCCAATTCCCCAATGGCGTCCTGGTTCGCGCCGGCGGGTGCGACGATCGGGAGGCGATTGAGTCCTACCGCGGTGATGCCTACGTCCTAGTCATTGTCGATGAGGCCGCCTCGCTAGGGGTCCGGGCCGAGGAGCTTGTGGTGGCGGGTATCTCCATGGCCCTTGCTGACTACGGCGGGACTATCGCCATGATCGGGACGCCGGGACAGGTCCAGGCGGGGATCTTCTACCAGGTCTATTGCAACAATCGCGAAGGCTGGGAGAAACCTTTCAAGTGGTCCTACATGACCAACACCGCCTTTCCCCCGGAGGTCCGGACGGACCAGTGGGTGCGGGAGAACATCGGGCCTCTCGACTCCCCGAAGGTCTTGCGGGAGGCCTATGGCGAGTGGGTGCCGGACAGCTCCACGCTGGTTTACTCGGGTTACGAGGAATCCAAGGTTAAGTGGGACGGCAAGCTTCCCGAGGGCCACCAATGGCGCTATATCCTGGGGATGGACCTGGGGTGGAACGACCCGACCGCCTTCGTTGTAGGAGCCTATGCCAAAACGCACCCAAACCTCTACATCGTGTTTTCAGAGTCGGCCCCTCATCTACTACCCACCCAGGTCGCAGAACGCATCCTGGCCCTCCAGGCGCGCTTCCAGATCACCCGAATTGTGGTCGACTACGCTGGTGCGACGACCAAGGGAAATATGGCCGAGTGGAACATGCGCTACGGGTTCGGGATGGTAGCCGCGGAAAAGTCGAAAAAGCTGGATTATATCGAACACCTGAATTCCGAGTTTTACCGGGGCATGATCAAGATCGCCCCCTCGGCCCAGAAGCTCAAGAACCAGCTGGCGACCCTCCCCTGGGCCGAGTTGGACCCGGAGCAGGTGCGCCACGACACCAAGCAGTCCCTCAAAGAGCATCCGGGATTCGAGAACCACGAGACGGACGCACTTTTGTATTGCTTCCGCGAGTCCCTCCACTACCGGAGCAAGGTCCCGACAGCCGACGAGCCGTACGGGACGGAGGAGTGGCACCGGCTCCAGCAGCTACACGCCAAGCGCACCGCCTTGAAGAATGCGGGCAAACCGGCTAAGTTCAAGTATTCTCAACTCACTAAGAATGGTCGGTAATTATGGATCCCCAAGAGCTTCAATTTGTTACCGCTCTCATCAACAACGCGCGCACGCAAGGTGTAGCCGAGATCACTTACAAGGGCTTGACCGTCAAGTTCCGCCATGCTCCCGGCACGGAAGTCCAGACGGTCCAGATACCTAAGCGCGCCCCGGCACAATTCAACTGGTCCACGGACCTGACCCCGAACCTCCCGAAGGCTGAGTAATGGGCTACGACGATAAAGGCAATTCCGCTCCCAATATTGACTGGTGGTGCGATGAGGAAGTTATTGAAGGCCAGCGGCACGCGGTGGCTTTTGGCTGTCTTGCTGCTTTGCGCTCTATGCAGTCGCCGCGCTTGTACGCCGGACTGCTCTACGAAGCAACCTACGAACAACGGAACATGTTCAGCTCCGATGTAGCGACCTCCAACGTTTTCCCGTCGATGGGGTTTGGCCCCTGGAGCGGCAAGATGGAGGTCAACCTCCTGACCTATAACGCCATGCAAGTCGGGTTCGACACGCTGGTGTCCAAGTTGACGCAGGCGGACAGCCGCATCGAGTTCTTGACTGATGGCGGCAACTGGCAGGCCCGCAAAAAAGCCCAACAACTTGAGAAACTCTGCAAGGGCGAGTTCTACCGACTGGACTTTTATGAGCATAAACAAGAGATTGAATTGGATATGCTCCTTCATGGGCGGGGCTATCTTAAGTTTTACATCGATCATACGACGAAAGCGCCCGCCATTGAGCGCGTCCACCCCCTCGATATCTTCTACGATGAACTTGAAGCGCGAGATAACCCTCCGCAGACCATGTATCAAGTACGAATTGTGGCAAAGTCGACCCTCAAGGCGCAATACCCGGAACTAGCGGAGCAAATTGACGCCGCTCAGATGTCCGGCGACAGCCTCGTCTACTCGACCCGCGGGATTAACATCAATCAGATGTGCGAAATCCTGGAATGCTGGCGTTTGCCCAGCGTGACTGGGGCCGGGGACGGCCGGCACGGCCTGTTCATCATCAATGCGACGCTGGAGTACAGCGAGTGGACCGAAATGGAGTTCCCTTTCGCCACCATGACCTGGACTAATCGGCGTCGGGGCCCCTATCCTGTCCCGGCAGCGGAGCAGGTGATCTTCCTGCAGCGCAATTTGAACCGCCTGATCCAGCGGGAGCATGAGTGCATCTACACTTTGAGCGCCCCTTACCTTCTCCTGCCTGAGTCGAACCAGGTGGATCCGAACAATTTTGCCACCGACGTCGGCAATATGGTGCCATACCAGGATGGGTCGGGCGCAAAACCCGAGTTGATCGTCAACAAGGTCGTCCCCGATGACATTCGTGTGTCGATTGCTCAGCTTAAACGCGATATTTCTGATATTCTTGGTATTACTGGCCTTGAGTCCGTGGGCGAAAAGCCTGCCGGCCTGGATTCCCAGCCTGCTCTTCAGGAGTTTACCGAGCAAACCTCGCTCCGACATGAGAAAACCCTGAAGGAAAACGAGCGGTTTGTGCTCCGCGCGGGCATGAAACTGCTCACCACCATCCGCCAGATCAAGGAACAGTACGGGGATTACGCCGCTTTCGGTCAGGGCCGCAAGGAAGTGGAGGAGATCAAGTTCTCCAACGCCGATTTGCCGCCCAACGCGTACCGGATGCAGCTGGCGAACGCCAACATCCTGCCGACAACCCCCGCGGGACGCCTCAACCGCATCACGCAACTGGCGGGGACGGGCGCTTTCAGCCCGAAGGAAGTCATCCGCATGTTCCAGTCGCCCGATATCGAGGCGATCATGGACGACGAGACGTCTACCATTGAGGATATCGAGTGGACGATCTACGAACTGACGCGGGAAGGCGGGAAATACCTGCCTCCAACGGAATTCCAGGATCTCCAGGTTGGTATCGAGAAGGTAAACGCCGCGCTGCTCAAGGAACGCCGGCTTGGCGCGCCCGATGAGGTCATGGAGCGCCTGGATCGCTGGATTGCGGAGGCCCTCCAGATGCAGCAGGACCAGCAGGCGGCCATGATGAAGCAACAAATGCAGATGCAGCAGGCCATTCAGCCTACTCCTGCCGACCCGAACAACCCGAACGCGACGATGAACGCGCCTGGCGCGGCTCAGTCAGCTAACTCTCCCGGCTTACCGCCGGGTGGCCTTGGTGGCGGCCAGCCACCGCAGCAATAATTGGAGTCCCTCGTTATGGATAGCCCTTTCGTGACCATCAATGAAGCAATGAAGAATAGTTTGTCCGGCCTGAACGATACTATGGGCCCGGAAATCCACAAAGTCGAGATGGATAACCCTCCCTCGACCGGCTTTGCCGCCGTTGACGCCTCCCGTGATCCCGCGGAGCTTGCCAACGTGCAGGAGCCGGCTGGGACCCCGCCCAAGAAGGCGAGCCCGACCCTCCCGGACGAGAAGTTTGACTCCCGCATGGCCAAATTGGCCAACCAGGCGCAGAAAGTGCGCCAAGAGCAGCTGGCAATCAAGGCTGAGCGCGAGAAGTTGGCCGCCGACATGGCGGAACTAGAGCGTTATCGCCAACTTAAGGCGATCGCTAAGGAAGATCCGGTCGCTTTGGCCGAGGCCTTCGAGTACAAGCCCGACGAATACGCCGCGACCCTGATGGAGAAGGGCTCGATGAGCCCCGAGCGCCGGCGCTTGCTGGAACAGGCCAAGGAAATCAATGACTTGAAGTCCTGGAAGCAGCAGCAGGAGGAGCAGGCCCGCCAGCAGAGCCTCCAGCAGTCCGCTGGGGCCGTCCGGCGCGAGATGGAGGAGTTTGCGGCTGCGGCAGGCGAGCAGTACGACCTGGTGCGCCGAACTGGTGCCTTCGACAAGGTCCTGGCCCGCATCTCGATGCATTATCAGCAGACCCAGGCGGCTGGCGAGCCGGAATTAATGTCTTACGATGATGCCTTTGCTTTGGTGGAAAGCGAACTTGAACAACAATACGCACCTCTGATAGAATCCCCGAAGTTTAGAACTCGTGGTGAGGCAGCTGTGCCTTACCAAGCGGCCCCGTCAGCCCCCGCTCCCGCACGTAAACCAACCGGAACCATAAACAGCAAGATGCGTGGCACGACCACGAAACCGCCCAAGGCCATGTCCGAAGGCGAGCGCATGCAAAAGGCAGGCGAAGTTCTTTTACAACAAATTTGGGGCCGACGCGGATAAGCGTAGCCCATAGGACACTACGATGAGTTCATTTGTCAACGCGGGGCAACCGCAACTATTCAAATACCTGTACCCGGATGACGGCTGGCACATGCTTGTGTCGGCGCAGCGCCCCTTCTTGGCCATGGTGCCAAAGGGCGAGGCGGCGACGGGCGTGACCAGTTCGGGCGGCGCGATGGGCGCTGGCACCGGTATCGTCCATGTCTGGAACTACTCGAATCCCCAGGCGGCCTCGATGTCCCACGGCTCGGCTTTGGCCCAGCAGGACAGCTTGGTCACCGGTCAGCAGATCTTGGTTCAATTGAGCCAAGTGTACGCCTACCTCCGCTTCAACGCGAAGGAATTGAACGCCAGCAAGAACAACATGGCGGCCTACATGAGCACCAAAAAGCTCAACGTGGACCAGGCCATTGAGCAGATCTCGCTGGAACTCGACCTGGCGCTCCATCGCCCGGGTAACGGCATCCTCGGGACCGTGACCAACGTGACCGGCAACGTCATCACCTTGGCGACCACGACTTCGATCCAGCAATGGCAGAAGTTCATGCGCATTGTGTCGGCGTCGACGTACCCGACCAGCGGCGCGGCTCCTACCCTGGGACCGGGCAATGCCCAAGTCTTGGGTGTGAACCAGTCGTACACCGGTACGGGCTTCACCATCCAGCTGACCGTGGACAACGCGGCCGGTTTCGATGCGACGACCAACAAGTACATCATCCGCTTGGGCAACACGTTGGGCTTTAGCTCGACGAACCAAGAAGGCAACATCATCGGTATGGCCGCCTGGGTTCCCGACAGCCGCGGTACGCCGCAAGCTGGCGAGAACTTCCTCGGCTCCGGTTTGGACCGCACCACGGACCTGTATCGCTTGAGCGGCATCCAGATCAGTGGCTCGGGCAAGACCTATCGCGAAGCGATCCAAGAGGCGTGCGCTGTTGTGCACAGCTTGGGGGGCCGCCCCGATGTGTGCTTGATGAACCCGATTGACTGGCAGAAGGCCAACATCGAGTTGCAGGGTTACGCGCGTTACGAGGAATTCACGGTTGGCAACATTGCCTTCTCCGCTCTCGTCATCGCAAGCCCCTCGGGCAACAAGTTGCGCCTTATGTCGGACCCGAACCAAGACGTCGGTTTCGTGCGCGGTATCACGCTTGACAGCTGGAAACTGTGGCACTTGAACGACCTGGTTCACACGATCATGGACGACGGCCTGGAACTCCGCAAGGACCCGGGTGCGGACGCGTTCCAGCTCGGTATTCGCTGCTGGCCCCAGTTGGTCTGCTTCGATCCGCGCGCGAACTTCGTGATCAGCGGTTTCTAATAAACTATACGGGCTCCCCTGGGTAAGTCGCTGCGTTGACGCAGTAACCCGTAACCATCGAGGTCTTTCATGGCATCACCGTATCGTATTAAAGAGATGGTCAGTTCCAACGTTCCGGCGGATATCCGTATCGCTGGCACGTTCTCGCTGACCACCGGCGGAGCGCCTGGCGCTCTGGTGCGGCCTTCGGCTGGTTCGCAGGCGGCAGCTGGTCAAGGTAACTTGTTTACCGTGACGCAGTTGGGGTCCTACGGCGGCTTGACGGCAGCTAACGTGTACCAAGTCACGTTGACGGAAACCTACTGGAAAAGCGTCGCTTGTGACGCCCAGTACCAGTACCCCTTCAGCTTGGCCTTGAGCACGTCCGGGTTTACCGTGGATTGCTTTGCAACTCCGCTGGACCCGACTACAAACAGCTTCCTGATCTTTTTGACGACGCCTGCTGGGGTTATCACTAGCTCCCTCAACGCGACGATCACGACCGGTCAGATTGGGTTTGAAGTCATCTGCGTCAATACTACGTCCCCGAATACTCTGTAATATAGGAGGCCCGCTGTGGCTACTTCACCCGTTACCCGTGCTTCATTGGTGGCGCGTGTGGCCCAGCGGGCCAACACCTCCGGCTACGCAGATCCCTCCGTAAACGGGGAAATCTCGCAACTCGTGGATTCCTCTCTCGCCAAGCTGCACAACATGCTGATTGGCCTGTACGAGGACTATTTTACCAAGACCGATACTATAACCCTGGCGAACGCCCAGGACACGTACAACCTGCCCGGCGACTTCTACAAGATGCGGACGATGTTCTACGTGGACCAGTCTGGCTACCGCTGGCCCATGCGCCGGCTGGAGATCCAGGACCTGACCAACGTCCCGCTCACGATAACATACTATGCCGTCCCGTATGGCTATGTTGTTATGAACAACTCCATCACGGTCTTCCCCAAGCCGATCAACCTCTCGACGCCCTACAACCTGCTGATGTACTACATCCCGCAGTACACGCCTCCCGCCAATGACGCTACGCCGATCGACTATCAGTTCGTCTTCGGCTGGGACGAATGGGTGGTCAACGACGTTGTGGTCCAGATCCGCAACAAGGCGATGATGCCGACCGACGAGGTCGTGCGGGAGCGGGACGCGCTGGAAGTCAAGCTGCGCCACCAGGCCTACAACCGGGACGCTGGGGAGCCGCACCGCTTCCGCGACAACGGCTGGGGTGGGAATCAACCCTTCACCCGATACGGGAATTTTGCGCTTAAGGGGTAATCCATGGCTACCATGAAAGACGCTACCATCTCGGTCCCTGCCTCCGCCCCGCGGCACTTGCATAAGGACCCGGAGACGAACAAGGCGCTCCAGCAGCTGGCCGACACCACGCTGGACCCGCTCCTCCAGGCTGTGGCACAATTGCAGTCTCAGATCGCTACGCTCCAGAAGGCTAAGTAATGGCAAACGTTATAACTCCCAATATGGCGCTCACCGAGCCTGGCATCCTGACGGAGCCGGGCCCCACCTGGGCGGGCGATCTCAACGCCGACTTGACCCTCATTGATGCGCACGACCACACCAGCGGCAAGGGCGTACAGGTTCCAACGGCGGGGCTGAACATCAATGCCAACGTCCCGTTCAACAACTTTGGCGCTACAGGCCTGGCCTACGCCAGCCTTAATCCCGCGGCGTCCATTCCGCCCTCCAGCACGATTGTTGACTCGATCTTTACGGCCACCGTGTCCGGGCGGGCGGAGTTGTTCTACCAGGACAGCCAAGGTGTCAATATTCAGCTGACTTCGACTGGCGCGGTGAATCAGAACTCAACGACCCCCGCCTCCAATGGTTTTTCCGGTTCAGGCTACAACACCTCAGGCGGCGCGTACGCAATCTGGAACTCTGCGCCCCAGGTCTATAGCTTCACGTCCAACGGCTCGACGCTGGCGTCAGTCGCGGCAGCTAACGTCTTCTCCTACGGCCTGGTCTATAGCGCGACTGGTGGCTCCTTGGCCGCGCCCAATACCGGCTACGCCATGCGCGGCAACTCGACAGCGCTGACGTTCCTTTACGACACGTCTGGGTCGGGCAACTTCACCAATACCGCGTTCCAGTATGTCACAGCCACAACCCGCCTTGTCGTCAACCCGGTCGGTACCCTGGACACCACTACGGCCTCGGGCCTGGACGCCTATACCTCCGCCAGCACTGGCACAACGCTGGTGGCCCAGCGGGCCATTTCCCGCTTTGGTACCACGGCGGTCGGCCAGGGAGCGGCGCAAGAGTTCTGGAGCAACAACGCATCTAGCGTTTACGTGCGGCAAGCGCAGATCTCTAGCTTCTGGGACACCGTCGGGGCCGGCGCAGGTTTGTCGCTCACAGCAGCGGCTACGGGAACACTGGCGACGTCCCCCGGTATCCAGATTCGGAATGTAGGCGGGACGCAGACAATTGGTCTCGGTGGCTTGGCTGTCGCCGGGCAAGGCGTGACAGCGTACTCTGACCTGGTGCCTTCCGCGGCAAATACCCGCTCGCTCGGCTCAGCCTCTCTGTATTTTGCCAACGTGTATACAAATGTCCTACAGAACGGCAATCCAGCGGAGATGCGCATTATTGCCGGCTCGGCTGGCAACGCGGAGATCCTCAACCTCCAGTCCGACTCAGCCGTCAATGTGCGCAATTTTGCTGATAGCGGCTGGGGCAACTTTGCAGCGGGAGCAGTTACTGCCAATGCCTCTTCGACGGTCAACGGCAATTTGCAAGTCAACGGCAACATTACTGCGACTGGTGGCGTCTCAGGCGGCGGGTCGCAGCTGCAATACAGCAACACTGTTTCTTCAGGCGGGACAATCTCGGGCTCGGCTGGCGTTACCGTCTCCTCCTGGTCTGGCGGCGGCTCGAATGCCAACTCCGTAATCACTCTGACCTACTCCGGCACCGTCCCGTCCCGCGTAGTTCTGCAGGCTCTGTCGGCTACAGCCACGGACGTTATGGGTGTAGCCTCGCCCTCCGGCAATAGCGTTACCGTTTATGCGCGCGACGTTGTCGCCAACGTCGGCAACCCAGTTGGGTTCTACATCCTTGGGTTCACATAATGTCGCTATCCCCGCAAACCGTTGAGGTGGCTCTAGCGCAGAGCATCGACCTCAAGACTGATCCGAAGCTGGTTGACGCTCAACACATGCTGACGATGAATAACGTCCGGTTTACGTCTGCAAATGCTGTGGATAAGCGGCTCGGCCAGAGCAAGTTGCCGACTAAAACTAACGTGCAGGACCCGCTGAACGTTTCCGTCGTTACAACGTCGTCCAAGAACCTACTGACCTACAACGAGTCGACTTGTGGGGACGCGACCGGAACCGCCACTGAGTGGGTATTCATTAACGGGCTGAACTCGTACAATACGCCCATTGTGGGTACCGGGACCCTTACCGTCGTGACCAGCACCGCGGCTGGCGCGCCGTTCCAAGGCACCAAGGCCCTGCACTTCACTACGTCAGGCAACAACGGCCAGGGCGCAGCTGTACTGCAAGTCCCGTGCCAGCCCAACACACAGTACACCTTCTCCGCCTATGAGTGCGACTCCTCGGGCGGTAACGTGTTTCTGGGTTTGTGCGACAACACCGGCACGTCGAACGGCGTGAACCACAGCACGCCGTCAAACACCTGGACCCGCATCTCCGCTACACTCACGACGAGCAACACGGCGACAATGCTCCAGATTGGCGTCAATCTTTCGACTCGCGTGGTTGGCGATCAGGACATCTACCTGGACGCCTGGCAGCTGGAGCTGGGCTCCGGAGCCTCGACCTGGGCGGCCGGAGCAGGTGCGACAACCACCTACACGACGTACCAGCCGCACTACATCACGCAAGGCAAGGCTCTCGCGAAGTACGGGTCCGAGCTTTTGGCGTATGACGGCTCGAATCTATTCGGCTATTCCCAGAGCGCGCAGACTTGGCTCAATCGTGGCGCTGTGACTGAAGTGTCGATGAAAGACAGCCCCATTGGGCTCGGCCAGTTTTCCGCCCAAGGATACGCCAGCGCGCTGTCCGGCAACTACATGGCCTATGCGTGGGATGTAGCGGGAGGCGGCTGCTATTACTCCATCCAGGACCTACAGACCGGGAACCTTGTGGTGCCGGCGACGCTGATGCCGCAATCGGTATCGACGCCTCAGGTCTTTGTCTACAACAACGACTTCTATTTCATCTACCTTGGTACCGCCGCCATTATGGGCATTCGCATCAACGGCGGGCAGCCGTGGGCTGGCCCAATTAACGGCGAGTACGTCTACCTGAACGGCGTGTACAGCGCGCTTGCTGTGGCGCAAAGCACGAAATATCTTTACATTGCCTATGTGAACTCCCGCAATAACGTGAACGTCGTTCGGGCTGACTTAGCGCTAGACGTGGTAACCGCGCCAACCAACATCACGACTGGACTGGCCTTCCCGCAACTATCGGCAAGCATCGCCAACGGTCAGTTTTTGATCATGGTCGCCGAGCCGTCCGTGCCTAGCGAGATTAGCGTCTGGGGGGTCGATTTGACGTCACTGGCTCAAGTCTCGCGCGTGACTTTTGCCGCGCCCGATCCTAGTTGGGTGTTCGACGGCATGTATATTACAGGGCTCTTGGCGTACGGGACCTTTGGCCGCCAAGTTTGTGTCTACCTGACCGACACCACGTCCCCGGTTGGCGTCCAGCCTAGCGTCGGGATTCCGAGCAACCTCCGCCCCGCCAGCTCCTTTGTCGCAGTTGGTTCCACAACATATGGCGTGTTCGTGACGCCGCAGGTCAACATCTTGGGCGCTTTGTCACAACAAGCCACGTACTACCTATGCACTGTAAGCGCCGTAGGCCTTCCCTCGCCTGTCTTTAGATTCTACTCTGACGCTGCTGGTTCATTTGGTCCGCTTTACTCGGTTCCTAACCTTGCCTACTCGGCTGGTACGTTTTACCTGGGCGCGTCGCGCAAGACGGCGCTCCGCGCCGATGCGTCCGGCACTGTGTATGCGCAAGATGGTATTTATGGGGTGCAGCTGACCTTCCCTACACAGTCCTCTATGACGGCGCAGGAGGCCTACGGCTCGGCGCTCATCAATATCGGCAATACCTATTCCTACGATGGGTCCATCCTCGTCGAGGATGGGTTCTGGGAGTTCCCGGATGGGTTGAGCGCCACCATCCAGCCGGGCGCTGGGTCCCTGTCGGCTGGCGCTTACTTTTACCAGGCGACCTACGAGTGGGTAGATGCCGCGGGCAATGTGCACTACTCTGCGCCGTCTTACGCCCTGGAGGTCGTTGTTTCGGCGTCTGCCGCTGTGCAGGTCATTGTGCCTTACACGGCTTTGACGCTAAAGCCCAACGCGACAGTCAACTTATATCGCTCCGCCGCCAATACGTCTTCGCCGCTATACAAAATCGGCTCCTTCCCGAACCTGCTGTCGAGCGGCACGGTTACGTTTAGCGACGCGCTGGCGGACTCCCAGATCGAGGGGCAGCAGTTCCTCTACGCACCGCAGGATGGCTCTGGCGAGCTTGAGAATGACCCTCCGCCGCCCTTTCGCTATCTGACGCTCACCAAGACCCGCGCGTTCGGCATCCCGCAGGACGATCCTTTCGCACTTTGGTATTCCAAGCCCCTCCTGCCTGGCCGGCCGGTCGAGTGGTCCTCTGCGCAGATAATTCAAATTGAGCGCCAGGGCGGGACACCGTCCGGCCTTGGCTACGTCGACACCTACGCGATCGTCTTTAAAACTCAGCGGATTTACTACTTATTTGGAGACGGGCCTAACGCTGGAGGCGGGGGCTCCCAGTATGGTGCGTTGCAGACCATTTCCGCGACCACGGGGTGCATCAACAACGCGGCAACAATCAACGCAACAGACGGCTGCTACTTTGTCTCCTCGACGGGTCTTAGTCTCATTCAGAAAGGGTCCTTGGACCCTCATCCGACGTTTGGCCTTCCGGTCCAACCGCTCATCCAGTCTCTGGCACTTAGTGCTGGCGTGATTGTCCCCGGACAGAATACCTTGCGCTGGATTTCGACTACCGGCGCGGCGGTGATATACGACTACTTGCTGCAGAAGTGGTACACGTTCGACAATTATGCCGCTGTTGGGGCTACCCAGTGGAACTCGACTATGGCCCGCCTGCAGGCCAATGGGGTTGTGTACTATGAAGACCCGACGACTTATCTGGACGACGGGCATCCTGTCACGATGACGGTAGAGACCAGCTACTTGAAGCTGGGGCAGTTGACGCAGGGCTACGCTGCTGTTTGGTATGCCATGATTTTGGGAATCTACCGGGATTCCCACGATTTGACGATTCAGGTTACCTATGATTACCTGGACGCCCCGTCCCAGACATACGTCTTCCATGCCGGCGCGGTTGGCAATTTGGGCGCGTTTGGCTCTGGCACGACCTACGGGCAGGACCCCCTGTATGGGGCGAATATTTACCCAGCATATTCAACAGCTTACCAGCCGAGGCTTGCCCTGCAGCGTCAGACCTGCCAGGCAATCAAGTTTACCATGACAGACTCGAAAATCACGGGCCGATCGGCTACTCTGAACGTACTTGCCCTTGAGTTGGGCGTCGTGGGCGGCCTGAATAGAACAGCAATGAGGACGCAAGTATGAGCTTTATCGACACCTTAGCGGGTAACGTTAGCCAGGACCAGACCAAGCAGATTTTTGGCCAGGTCCAAGCCCCGCAGCAGGGCACCTACCAGATTCCCGGGCTTTCCGGGTATACCAATACTTTGGGCGGGCTCGCAGCCCAGGTCCCGAACGCGCCGAACTACGGCCAGATGATCCAGCCCCAGCTGAACAACCAGCAGGCGCTCCAGCAGTATTTCCAGAACGTCGGTAACGGCACGCAGCAGACGGCCGCAGATGCCCAGCTGCAGCAAGGTCAGCAAACCGCAGCCCGGAACATCCAATCGGGCGTAACGTCGGCGCAGGGCATGTCCCCGGCCCTCCAGATGCGCCAAATGCTCAATGCTCAGGCGACAAATGCGGGACAGCTGGCGGGACAGTCCGCCCAGCAGAAGTTGCAAGAACAGTTCCAGGGGGCCCAGCTTGCCAACGCCTCCTCGCAGGCTATCGGCCAGCAGCAGATGGCAGCGGTACAACAGCAATACCAGGGCCAGATGCAGGGCATCCAGGCGCAGCAGTCGATTGCGCAAGGCATCTTTAACGCGAATGCCCAGCAAACCAACTATAACGTAGAATTTGCGCAAAACCAGCAAGCCTATCAGATGTTCCAGGCGCAGCAGCAATACCAGGCCGCTAAAGACCATGCCGCCGCCATTGGCGGACTTGTCCATGCGGGCATTGGTGCGGTCGAAGCTGGCGCAGGCGCGGCACTTACGTTCGGCTCGATGGGTGCTTTGGCCCCCCTTGGCGTCGGGATGATGGCCGGCGGGATTGGCCAGATGGGTGGCGCTATGGGCGGCGGAGGTGGTGCCTCTCCCGCTATGTCGCAATACCTGCAATATCTCCAGGGCCAGGGCCAGCGTCCCGCCTATGGTAACAACAATGGTCTGGGGGCCGGCAATGGCGACATGAACGGCGGGGCCCCTGGCTCCTTCGTTGATCCTTACGCAGGTGGCGGAGGTTTCTAATGGGTTGGGCAGACAACACACTCCTTCGGCAGCTTATGGACCAGATGAACTCCATCCCGGGGCCTGGACGCGCTGCGTCATCGCCGATGTTCAATCAGCACCTAGCGCAGGCGCAGAATCAGCAACAGGCGCAGCAGCTTCAGCAGCAGGTTGCCGGCGCTCCGCGCTTGGACAATCCCCACATGGAGGCCCGTCCCGACGAGCTTTCTGTCCGGCGCAAACCCAACGAGCCCGTCCAGGAAGGCGACAACTACACGACCGACCCGATCGACGAGCACTCCGCCACCCGCGACGAGGTTCCCGGGATGTTGCGCCGGCCTGAGGTTGGGACCGTGACTTCCGCCGGCGTGATGGGTGCTCACCGCATGGACTCGCAGGGCCAGGCGCTCTACAACCACCTCCAGATGCAGGGGGCAAATATCGATCCCTCTGAGCTTCGCGCCTCTCCTTCTGCTGAGGAGGCCTACATGGAAGGCGGCTATAGTCCCGCTCCTGGCGGTAAGCCTGTGGACTTCGAGTCTCCGATGGCAACGGACGCACAATGGGGCGACGAGAGTCAGAACCCGGGCGCGATGGCTCGTGCTGAGCAAATGGCGGCGGCTTTGGACCACCCAGTCGCTAAAGCCCTGATTGGCGAGAAGAAACACGCAGCCTTGAAAACCTTGCTTTCTATGATGCATAAGAAGGACCAGTAATGGCCGACCAAGCAACACAAGACGCTGCCGAGCAGCTGATCCAGGGCGCTAGCGATCCCGCTGAGGAGTCGGCGCAGACGGACCAGTCCAATGCGCTTGCCGCGAACAATCTGCAGAAAACTAGTGCTGGCGTTTCCTCCTACGGGTCCAACGTCGATCCCGCTGCCGTGGCGCGGGCTAACGCCTCGATCGACAAGCTGGGCCATGTGGGTTCCCGCTGGGAGAAAATCGCGCAGGATGCCGCCCAGTCCCAAGTAGACATTGGCGAACGGGGCGTCAAAACACAAGAGACGGACTACGCCGATTACAAGAAGCAAAATGACGCGATGGTCAAGCCCCTCCAAGAGGAGGCGGCCACTCGGACCAAGGAATACGACAAGGCGGTCGACGCGCGCGAGAAGTTCCGCGTCAAGGCGCAGCAGCAGATTGACATGATGGACTCGATGGCGAAACAGATTGCCACAGAGCACGTCCACGACTTTTGGGCCGACCGTAGCACCGGCAACAAGATTACCTACGTTCTTGGCGCGATGCTGGGCGGGGCCGCGCAAGCGTTCTACGGCGACCGCACCAATCCCGTCGTTGAGATGGTCGACAAGGCGGTTCAGCAGGACCTGATGATGCAGCGCCTCCGGATGGAAAAGCGTAAAGAGGATTACTCGAATCGAAACCTGCTTCTCGGGAAATTCATGGATTTTGGGATCCATACGCAGGAAGCGCAGGACAAGGCTTACGTTACCGCCATGAATGGCGTGGTGGGCCGGCTACAAGCCGCCAAGCAGCTGCTTACGACGCCCGAGCAGCGTATGAAGGTCGACCAGGCTATCACCAACATCCAGATGAAGACGGCTGCGGCCCAGCAGAACATCGCCATGCAGATGGTCGGCAAGGACTTCCAACAGGCGAACGCCGAGGCGCACCTGAACGCCCAGATGGTGACTGCCACCAAGACGGTCTCTGGCGCGTCCGAGCAACGCGCCCAGACTGCCGCCAAACGCGCCAACTTGCGCGAGGAGGAGCTGAACCTGAAGAAGGGCCAAATCCAGAGCGAGAAAGATCTTGTGGATTGGGAGCCGGCGGATGAGCGCGGGTTCATCGGCACAAAGCAGGACTTCTCTAACTTCCGCAAGGCTGAGTCTGCCGCCACGACGGTCACGGATCGCATGGACAAGCTCGTCATGGATCTAAAGAAGGGCCGGATCAAGAACTTAACACAGTGGGGTAACTACTCGGAACTCCAGCAGGATATCGCCAACCTGATCGAGGCTGCAAAGCAGCCGGGCCTGGTCAACACTGGCGCGAATTTCCAAGGTATTGAGAAGACGCTGATCGAGAAGGGATACATGGCCGACAACGGCGACTTGCTCGACCCGCAGAACGCCGCGCGCCTCATTATGCAGAAAGAGCACGCGACCTGGAAGGAAGTCGCCAACAAGGCGCACCAGTTTAACGCCAAGCCGCGCAAGTCCCATCCGATCTTTGGCGGCGGCAAATAATGAGTCGTTTCGACGACATGGGCAAGTCGGCCGAAGCTGACGCCCCAGCCGCCGAGGAGCCACATATCGGCGTACTCGACAAGGCCAACACGGTGGAGCACGGCGTCCTGCAGATGGTGCCTGGCGGTGAATTCCTGGCCCGAAAGCTGGGTACTGCCGCGGCCCACGCCCTCCATCTCCCGATTGACGATAGTCCCGCCAGCCAAGCCGAAGCAAAGGCGACTTACGAGGCGAACCCAGGCTCTGAGCTTGTCGGCAACGCAATTGGCGCGGCCGCTATGGGCAAGGCCATGCCTGAAGGCGGCAATGCCGCTGAGTCGGCTCTCCAGGCCGGGATGCTCGCGCCCGCTTACAAGCTTGGCGAAACCGCCAATCAGGCGGACCTCCAGCACCGCAAGATCGACGCCGAGATGATTGAACACTCGTTCAACTTCAAGGATATCCTTGAGGCCGCCGGGATTGGCGCGGTGTTCCACGTGGGCGGCCATATGGCTGGCAAGGCCATGACGGCGGCTGGCGATGTCGCCAAGGGGTTCGCCGAGGAATCGGCGGGCAAGTTGTTCCCCAAATCCGCCGCGAAGCTCAAGCGCGCGCCAACTGACATTGGCGAGCAGGCGCTCCAGGAGGGCTGGCTCAAGCGCTCTGACAAGGCCGCCGAGTTGGCGGAAGACGCGGGAAAGCGGATGGAGCAAGAGGCCGCGAAGGCGGAACTTGATCCGGTTTTCTTTCAGCAGGCGGAGAAGCGCCTCGGCCCGATCCTGCAAGCGGCCGAGAAGTCGCCTGAGGCGTCAGAAGCTGCGGCGGAAGTCCAGAAGTACGCCAAGCGCTTCGCTAAGGCTGGGGCGGGCGAACTCCAGTATTCCGGCCAGGAATTCCAGACGCTTATCAGCGACTTGCGCGGGAAGGCGCGGGCGACCAAGAACACCTCGCAAAAAGCCGTCTTCAACGACGTTGCCGCGCAGTTGCGCGACCATATGGCGACCCACCTGGAGGCACAGGATCCGGGCGCTGGGGCCCGCTATCGCGACGCCGTTTCGGACTACCGCATCTACGCCAGCGTTGAGAAGGAAGCTGCCAAGGGGGCCGAGAAGGTCCTGCGCTCCTCCGACGTTGCTAAGACGCTTGGGCGCAACGCCATCCTTCCCGCCGCGGGGTCCGTCCTCGGTCCCGCCGGCACAGCTGCCGGCTTTGCGATGGACCTGATGGGGGCCCAGTCAACCTGGAATACCCTGAAAAAGAACAAAGCCTTGTTCTGGGACGCCATCTCCAAGATCCCGCCTTCCGTGCGGCAATCGAAGATGGTCGGCGCGGTGATCGACACGCTCATGTCCGGCACGAAGCACACCCTTCTGCGCGAGAACTCCATTGGGCTGGACGAGGGCCCGCCCGACGAAACCTACGACAAGTTAGTTGGCGGGATTCAGACCTCCATGGCCGACCCCAACAAGATGGCGTCCGGCCTGTCCGATCACCTGGACCATCTGGAGCCGGTGCAGACTGCGGCTGTAACCTCGAATATTGTGAATAAGCTGCAAACCGTGGCGGTCGAGGCCCCTCAGAATCACGGCCCCATGACGGCGTTTGGCGTTGGCACCAGCGTGAGCCAGCGGGAGAAGCGGGACTACCTGCGAAAAGTCGAAGCAAAATTCGACCCTTACAACGCTGTGGCGTCGGGTCGGCGCGACATGATCCAAGAGGCGGAAAAGCATAACCCCGAGACCGTCAATGCGATCAAGCAGGAAGTCATTCGGCGCATGCAGACGGACCCCAAGATGTCCTACTCGACGAAACGGCGCTTAGCGGGTATACTAGGACTTCCGGGAGTGCCAATGCAAGATCCGGCGCTGGCAGGCCATCTCCAACAGGCGATCAAGACTCGCCGAGAGGCCAAGTCAGCCGCGGGACAGGCGGGAAGCGCCCGACAGATGAACGCAAGTTTGAAGAATAACTCGGCGACGCTCACGCGGGCCCAAAGGCTTTTAAACTCCGGAGACAAGTAAATGGCATACAGAATTCCAGCACAGATTTTCGGCACCGTAGGCAACCGTCCCGACTGGGTGGCCTCGCCTCTTGCGGTGACCGGCACAAACACCTACCTCTCGACGCCTGTGGTCCAGCTTTCCAGCGGCTATACGAACCCGAACCCCGGCCATATTATGGACGCCACCGGCAATGCGCCGATGTTCTCGTACCAACTCGGCGTGGTCAGCGGGACGCCGTCCGGCACCTTCAACGTCTACACGTCGAATGACCCGCGGGCGGCTGAGCCGGCCCAGTTTAACAACGTGATCTGGACACTTGTTCAGTCAGTCGGGTTCACCTCAGGTGTGACCACAACGGGCTCCCAGAGCAACACCGCGGTTGTGGTTCAGAACGGCATGCGCTTCAGCTACGCCTCCTGGGTCAACTCGGCGGGCTCCGGCACCATCCTTGGGTTCGCCACGACTATTGGCGGGGCGGGGGCATAATTGACTTGTCGTTTCTTTATGATATAGTGCTCCCATGAAGTTCAAAGCGGACAAACTCTTGATCGACGTACAAGGACCAGACGAGTGCTGGGAATGGCTTGGTTCGTGCCAACCATCCGGCTACGGCCAAGTGCGGGATCCCGCCCTAAAGACCATGATTACTGCGCATAGGCGCATGTATGAGATCGTGCACGGTCCGATTAATGATCGATTTAAGTTAGTTATGCACACATGCGACAACCGCAAATGTGTTAATCCGGCGCACCTCCGGCTTGGCTCCCATAAAGAGAATACGCAAGACATGCGCCAAAAACAGCGCGCGCGCGGGCAGCCGCGTAAACTCTCAGACGAACAAGTTGCCAAAATTAGAGAGTTGTGGTTGGAGTTTTCTGTTTCGCAAAAACAATTAGCCGACGCGTTTGGTGTAAATCCATCGGTCGTCTCTAGATTACTAGGCCGCAAATCGTCCTGGGAATATAGGTAGGAGTTAGCTACGAGTTCTTATTACTTTGTAGGACAATCAGTAGGCGGGACAAACGGGGGCGGCGGGACGTCGACCGCGCCTGGATTTACCGCGACTAACAACGCGCTCGGCTACAACTTCGCCAACGGGACATCAATGACGTCACCGGCTAACGGCGGGATTGTGTTCAATGCTTCGCCCACTACCACTAATACGAACGTGTTTCTTCAGCTTGGCACCGGCACTGGTGACCAAGGCGGTAGCGGAGGTATATGGTTCGGCACTAAGGGTAACTCGTCTACTCCGTACATCTATCAAAACGGAGCCGGCGCATCGCTTGCCGTTACCGCGGGCAACCGCGGCGGAGCCTCGCTTCAAGTTGCGGGGGCTGTCTGCGGGACAAGCATGACTGGTATCACCTCAGGGCTCGGTGGCCTAAATACCCTAGGCGCCATTACGTTTCCGTCTGTAACAACCGGCGCAGTGGTCTTTACTGCGGCCACAGGCACATTAACGAACGCTGGGTTTACCTTCAACGCGGGTGTGCAATTCGCGAATATAGCCACGGCGAGCGCGCCCACAGGAATCAAGGGCCTTGTCTACTACGACACAACGCTAAACAAGCTGCGGGTCTACACGGGTTCGGTATACGAAACGATCACCTCAGCTTAACCTACATTTCCCTACATCTTGAAAGATCGATTAAACCCGGCTACACTCTGATTTAACTCCTTGCAAGGAAAAGAACCATGGCAACAGCTCCAGTAGTAATCCCAGGCGCAGTCACTAAGTTGGCTGACGCCGTCCTCTTGAACATGAACAGCGTAGCGGCCCAGCCCGTATTTACGGTCCCCGTAGGTATGCGCGCGGTTGTGACGCAGGTCATTATCCGCGACACCAGCGTTGCCCTGACGGGTACGGCCAACGGTAACGTAGCGGCAACTTTCGCGTTCGCGACTGCTGGCGCGGTCCCTGTCGTGTACAGCTCGGCTGGTGCGACGCTGACAGCCTCGACGGCTGGTGCATTCCAGTTCGTGGCGGCAGGTCAGACCTCCGCCGGCTTGGCAGCCAACAGCGGCGAAGTGACGGCATCGGTGCAAAGCATTGGTTCCTCGTCCGCGGCTACTGCGACCACCCCGGTCCCGATTGCGCGCCAGAACGACGTGCTCAACGTCACGTTGTCCTACTCTGTGGCGGCTCCCGCGGCGGGCAACTTCTGCAAATGCGACGTGCTCGGTTACCTGGAAGCCCTGTAATCCATGGCTTTCACTGTAACAGCAGCGCCAGTCGCGAAGGTGATCACCCCGGGCGTGGAGCAATTCCTCGTCTCGGGACGCACCGTGGACCTTTCGGTCACGACGCCTCAAGCGCTGTTTGTCGTCCCGCCTGGCCTGACGGCTCACATTGAATCCGTCTCGATCCACAACCCCAGCGTGACTGTGTCGGCGGCGCAAGCCTCCAGCCAAACGTTCGGGTTCACGGTCGGGTTCGATTCCGTCTCCGCCGTCAACGTCCTGCCGGCAGTGAGCGTCCTGGCTCCCGCCTCGGCTCAAACTGCCACCTTTCCCGCCGGCCAGTTCTTCCGCGCCGTTGTCGCCGACCCAACGGCTACGACAGGTGTGGCTGGTCACTCCTTCGGCAATCCTGGCGACACCCTGTACATCAAGTTCGCGTACGCTGGCGGCAATGCCCCTCCGACCGGGACGCAGATTCGGGTAGGCGTCATGGGCCACTTGGCGACGACAACCTAATGGAATGGCTCCAGACACATGCGGAAGCTATGGCGGTCCTCGTCGGCGCTGTCCTCTCTGTCTGGGGCCTTTTCGCCAAACTCGACAACTCCCTGACCAAGCACTTCTCGCAGGCTTTTGCAACTAAACAGGATTTTGAGCGTTTAGAGAAAAAAGTCGATTCGCTGGTCGTGGCGCGGAAAGTTGACGTGGCGCGTCAAAAAGAGCGGGCCAAGCTCGTCCAAAAGGCAAAATTCGACTCCGATCTCATGTAATTCCTTGACAGCCCGGGGGCCCTGGGCTAATCTAAATTTGCTCCTGTTATTCCCTCCCTAGGCCCCGGTGGTTCGCTCCTTTCCCGCCGGGGCCTTTTTTCGTCTAGGGTGTCCCAATGGCGAACAAACTACCACTCGAATACGATGTTTTGCAGAACGGGGCTCACCGGGAATTAGGGGAATCCAAGCTTTGGGGGCACAAGATCCGCCTGGTCGAGACGGTCCATAAGCGTATGGAGCCTTACGATGGGCTTTGCATCTGGTTCCGGGGAAAGATGACGATCTGCTTCCACCCCCGCGTCACACGCAATCTGCGGCGCTTACAGGAGGTGTTTTGGCATGAGGCGACACACGCGGTGGAGTATTTGAACGACCCGGAGTTCCTTACGGCAACTCACCTGAACGGATGTTCTATGTTGGCGCAGGCGATGGAGGAGGCGATTTCTCAGCTTCAGCGGAATCTGCGCTGGGAGCCTGACTTTCAGCGAGAACTTGCCGCCAAGAAGCGTAAAATCGCACGACGCGGGCGCAGTAAACCAAAGTCGAGTCCGGCGCAAGATGGAACGGACGCCCCGAATTATACCGAGACGCAATCTCCGACACATCCTTCGTCCGCGCCTGAGCCTGAATCTGTTTCACCAGTCGAGCCGCCAGCTTAGCGTTGTAGGACGGGTTCA